GTATTCTGCTGAGTCAGGCTCTGGCAATAACCTAGTAATGGGTAAAGGTCAAACAGTGCAAGGCAGTGGCTATGCATCTAAAGAACAGATGCTAGCTGATATGAAGAAGCCTGAGTACATGAGCGATCCAGCATTCAGAGCTGCAGTAGAAAGTAAGATTGCCAAATCTAACATCTAAAAGATTCGGCAGCTTCTCCCTCTGCCTCTTTTAGACACAAGTCCTCCCACCTCTCGGGAGGCATGACCACTACTGAGTGGCATTTTCAACCAATAAAGGAATCAAGCTATGTGGACTACTCCAGTTGCAACTGAGATGCGCTTCGGTTTTGAGGTGACTCTTTATATCTATAACAGATAATTCAAGTCCTCCGGTCCTCGGAGGCTACACCACTTTTAAGTGGGTATTTTCACTATAAATCAAATGATTAACACAGCCCTCCGAGGAGGAATAACTTTGTGAAAAGGGAATTTAAATGTGAGATGGTAACTTAATCTTAATATTTAAAAGGAAACGACAACATGTCAGACGCAAACCCAAGTAGACTAGGGTCCATCAACGAAGGAACAGACAAGAAAGCACTATTCTTGAAAGTTTTTTCTGGAGAGGTTCTAGCTAACTTTCAACAAAACAATGTATTCTTAGATAAGACTACAGTAAGAACAATTGCATCAGGAAAATCAAGCCAATTCCCAGCTACAGGTATCGCAACAACTGGTTACCATACGCCGGGCGCTGAAATTCTTGGTGATGAAATCAAACACGCAGAGCGAGTTATCACTATTGATGACCTTCTAACTTCATCAGCATTTATCAGTAACATCGATGAGGCTATGAACCATTATGAAGTTCGCAGCACTTACTCTAGCGAAATTGGCCACCAACTTGCAAAAGTTATGGATGCTAACATCGCTCAAGTAATGGCGTTAACTGCACGTGAAGCAGCAACTATTACAGGTGAAGCAGGTGGTACTACATTAGCTAACGCTGATTACCCAACTGACTCAGCAGTATTAGCAGCAGGCTTATTTGATGCTCAGCAAACTCTAGATGAGAAGAACGTACCGGACAATGACCGTAACGCATTCTTCCTTCCAGCTCAGTACTATCTTTTAGCGCAGAACACTACAGTCATTAACCAATGGTATGACGGTAAAGGTTCTATCTCTGAAGGTACAGTATTGAAGATTGCTGGTCTTCCTATTGTGAAGACAAATGCAATTCCACAAACTAACGTAACTACAGGACCTGAAGCATACAAAGGTGACTTCAGTAAGACAGTCGGCTTAGTAGCGCATAAAGGCTCTACAGGTACAGTTAAGTTAATGGATATGAGCTCAGAAATGGAATATGACATCCGTAGACAAGGCACACTTATGGTAAGTAAGTATGCTGTAGGTCATGGGATTTTACGTCCAGAGGCTGCAGTAGAATTAGCTTCAGCGTAACAAACTTTGGTTCCTCCCTCCGGGGAGGGCCATCTATAAAGGATATTAAATTATGGCACTACCACTAACTATGACGAGCCTATCAGAAATCGAGGCAGTCAACATTATGCTAGGAACGATAAGTGTTGCACCAGTATCCTCCATAGATGACTCAGGCTCTCTTAACGTATCAGTAGCAAAACAAATGCTCTTTGATACATCTCGAGAAGTACAGACCTATCAGTATTATTTTAATACAGATAAAGAGTATCCACTCAAAAGAACTACAGACAATGAAATACCTCTACCAGAGAATGTTTTATATGTATCACCAGATAGAGAATACTGGGCATATAGTGCAACTCCAAGAGGAAACAGGCTTTACAACGGAAAGTCTCACAACTATAAATTTGATAAAGATTTAAAAGGTGATGTTACTTTCTTCTTAAAATGGGACGATCTCCCTCAAGCAGCAAAACAATATATAGCTATTAAAGCTGCACGTAAGTTTCAATTAAGAATGCTACCGGATGATTATACATCCAAGTTCTCTCAACAAGAGGAACTGGAAGCTAAAGCACAACTAGAAGATTACGATGCTATGACAAGACAATACAATCTAGCAGACAGTAACCCGGTATTCAATATATTAAATAGGTGGTAAAGCATGGGTATGATAAACCGAAGTATTCCAAATATGTACAACGGGGTATCGCAACAACCTCCAGCTTTAAGACTACCTTCACAGGCTCAGCTACAAGAAAATGGCCTCTCAAGTGTTGTAGAAGGAATTCGTAAACGACCACCTTCACAGCGTATAGCTAGGCTATCTACTGAGACCGAAGAGAATACTCATGTACATATGGTTAACAGAGATAAGACAAACCAGTATGTTGTAATAATTAAAGACGATGATTTAAAAGTATATGATATTGATGGTACAGAACGTACAGTTACTTTTACTAATGGTAAAGGCTATCTAAACTGTTCCGATGCTAGAACTCAGTTCTCTACAGTAACCGTAGCTGACTATACATTCATAGTTAACAAGACAACCAGAGCAACTAAAGGTACAGGTGTAGGCGCAGGTACTTCTAAAGGAACAGTACAGAACTTTGTAGATCTACCAGACGGCGCAGCTAACGGTGATATCTATGAAGTAGTAGGCGATGATATTAATAACTTTGATAACTACTATGTTAAGAAAGTAGGAACTGTATGGCGAGAAACAACTAAGCCGGGTCAGGTAATTGACTTTAATAACGCTACAATGCCTCATGCATTAATAGATAATGGTGATGATACATTTGAATTTAAACAGATTGCATGGGACGATAGATATGTAGGCGACGACGATTCAGCCTCATTCCCTTCTTTTATAGATAGACGAATTGCAGATGTATTCTTTCATAGGAATAGACTAGGTTTCTTAGCTGACGAGAATGTAATATTCTCTCGAGCTGGAGACTTCTTTAACTTCTTTCCTGAGACTGTAACTAACATCTTAGACTCAGATCCAATTGACGTAGCTGTATCTCATACAAGTGTAGCGACACTTAGACATGCAACTTCTTACAACACTTCATTGATGTTATTTGCTGACCAAGCTCAGTTCCAACTAACAGCTAAAGATACATTAACCCCGAAGACAACAGCTATTAATGCAACTACTGAGTTCACTATTGAGCCAGACGCTAAGCCTGTATCAGCAGGTACTAGTTTATACTTTGGTGTACCTATGGGCAACCATACTGGTATTAAAGAATATGAAGTACAGCCATTAACTTATAATAACGATGCAGCAGATGTAACAGCTCATTGTCCTAACTATATTCCAGACGGTGTATTTAAATTATCTTCTTCAGATATTGAAGATACAGTGATTGCACTATCAACTGAACAGCGAGACACTCTATTTATATATAGATATTACTGGGCCAGTCCTGACGAGAAAGTACAGAGCTCTTGGTCACAATGGAAGTTCTCACAAGGTGATGTTATCTTAAGTTCAGACTTTATTGATAATAGATTATATCTAGTTATTAAAAGACCAGACGGTACTTACTTAGAATATATAGACTTTAGTTATAAATTAGCTACAGGTAATCTAGGCTTTACAGTTCACTTAGATGAGCAACAAACACTAACAGGTACTTATGATGAAGATGCAAATGAAACTATCTTTGACTTAGGTAACCCTATTACCGGAGAAGGTTGGCAAGGTGTGTTAAGTGCTGACTTTGTAGGTAAAGAAGGCGGTACGCTTAACTTAAAAGTAAAGACTTCTAATACATTGTTTGTGTTAGGGGACTGGTCCGACGGTGAAGTTTATGTTGGTAAGCAATATACATTTAAGTATCAGTTAAGTCCGATCTATTATAAAGATTCACAGAAACTATCTGTACCTCACTACAAGCTATCACTTAAGAACATGCATATGTTCTACGATGACTCTGGTTATTTTAAAGTAACAGTTAACCTTAGAGGCTCTGGAGAGTATTACTATACCCTAGACCCAACCTTAGGTGACCCTACGCTAACCATTGGTACAGCAGTTATCTCCCGGGGTAACTTCAGGTTCCCTATTCAGGGCGATGGAGAGACTTCTACTATCACAATCGAGAGTAACTCTATGTTTCCGTGCTCATTAGCCGGAGCAGAGTATGAAGCTCTATCAGTAACTCACAGTAAACATATGACGTATTAAGGGAAAACATGACAGCAAAAGTAATACAAGCAACAGAAGAACATGCGAAACAATTAGCTCCTAATTTAAGACCGCATGAGATGGAAGAAGTATCCGTAGTATCACCTGACAAATCAACCGAAGAAATACTTAAGGACTGCATAGCAATATCAGAAACAGCTTATGCAGTTGTTACAGATGACGATAGCTGTGTAGCTATGTTCGGGGTCTCCGCTGTTAGCGAAGACGCAGGTGTACCTTGGATGTTAGCTTCAGAGCTATTCTTTACTAAATATAAAAAGAGATTTATTAAAGAGACACCAGACTATCTAGATAAATTGTTTGGTAAACGTACGCATCTTTATAACTATGTATCAGTCAAGAACGTACTAAGCCAGCAATGGTTAAAACACTTAGGCTTTACTATCCATAAGGATAAACCAATTACATTTAAAGATGTTGATTTCTATACATTTGAACAGACAAGGAAATAATTATGTGTGAACCAGTTTCAGCTACCGTAGCATCTAACTCAATGATGACTACCTTAGCAGCGCAAACAGCAGCCTCTACAGCAGCGGCCTCTATGTTTACCGCTTCTAACATTATGATGGGACTGAGTATCGCCTCAGGCGCAGCCAGCTTCTTAGGAGGACAACAGCAAGCTCAGGCTTCAGCCGATTCAAACGCTGCAGGCTTAGAAGAATTCTATAAACAAACAGCAGATAAACAAGAAGAGATAAATGAGTCAGCCTCTATTGCTATGACTGAAAGACGTAAGCAAGGCATGATAGACAGAGCAGAAGCAGTTACTGCAGCCGGGGAATCCGGAGCCTTAGGCTTTACATCAAATAGATTAATTGCTGATTCATTCTTCCAGCAAGGTACAGATGTATCTTCTATTGAAATGAATAGAAAGAACTCACTGAAACAAACTCAAAGAGAGAATGATAGTGCGTATGCATCCGCTACTGGTAGAACTAACCAAGCTTATGCAAGTGCGCCCGGCTTAATAGAAACAGGTCTACAAGTAGGTACTGATATCTATGGTACTAAGTCAGCTGTAGAGAGCGGTACTAAAACAGCGGTTAGAAGCCAATACTCAAACTACAACACAGCAAACGTATAAGGAATTAAATTATGGCAGACGAAGCTTTTGACGCCTTTAGTCAGAAAAGAGATACTGGAACTAAGGCTAGAGTAAAAGATACAAAGGTAGTAGAAACATCAACAGACCCCAATCGCTATCGTCTTCCACCTAATAGAAGAGTCCGAGTAGTTGCAGACCAGCTAGATATGACTATAGATCCAGAAAAAGAACAGCTAGCTAAATTGGCTGAAGGGTTAACTAAAGTTAAACCTAAGCTATTTGATAAGTACACTAAGCAAGCAGTTGAAGAAAACTTAGAGCAAGTGGACCTAGGTAAACAAGCAGCAATGACCCAGACCCCGGGTGAGCTAAAGAGACTCCAAGATAAAATAGATAATAAATGGTTCAAGTTTGGTGCTAGTGCTGAAACAGCTTACCAAACAGGTGTGGACCTAAGTGCTAAGCTATCTTTAGATATGAAGGATAGACGTAGAGACGTATCGTATGATGATGCATATGCGGCTTGGTGGCAAGAGAATCAACCGACTAACATTGACTCTCAGTTCTTAAATACGTTTAATGACTCTTTTATGCCTAATGCAAATAAGGTTAAGAACCAAGACGTTAAAAGAGAATATGAACTTAACCGAGCTAATGCTATGGCTAAGTCTACAAGAAATGTAGTAGATACAATTATTGAAGCTCGTAAGGAAGGTCATCATATATTAGCAGCACTAGATGCGCTTAAAGCCAATGAACAAGCAATGTATCACTTTGATAATTCAACATGGAATGAAGTTAAGTTCTATGCAGTTACAGCAGCAGCAGACGAACTAGATGACCCAGCGCTATTAGATGTATTTAATAAATCTACATTTGACCAAGTAACTGGACAAGAGATTCCGGGTATGGCTTATACCGGTGAGTATCAAGTTAAGATACGTAACTATCAAGACAAGCTTATACGTGATAACGAGCGTAGAGATAATCAAGCTAAGACAGATCAAGCTAGATTAGATAACAAGCTTCTTAGAACTGACGCTGAGAAAAAGAAAGATATCAAGATGCATATTGGTGATGATGGGTATATCTCACAATTAAACGGAGACCAAGCAGCCACCATTCGTGCAAGAAGCTATGAGACTCAGAAAGTTTATGACAACGCCATTAAGCGTATGAAGAAGGAAAATAATCAGGACGGTACAGAGAAGTATCCTCTGAATAGTGAAGAAGCTCAGATGAAAATGCGAGAGCTGGCTTATAAAGAAGCTGAAGAGTTTGCTGTAGGTAGAAGCTGGTCTAATGATGTATTGACTAAGCAGAGACAACAGTCAGCCTTGGTAGCTAAGGATAACGAATTCGCACTGTATAGGCTCAGAAAGTCTGACGCAGGTAAAGAGACTTTAATTAAGTTCTATAGATATCAGTCAGCAATAGCTAGAGGTGAAACAGTTCCAGAAGAATTAATAGCAGCACTACCGTTTGACCCTTCTCCAGAACTTAAGAAAGTCGCAATGAAGATTGGTGAGAACGAACATAAGATTGCTACCCTAACAGAAGCTCGTAGAGTGTTGATGGCAGAGAACTTAAATAGACGTCAAGATAACTACACAGCTAGAATTGCAGCTTTAGATGCGCAGATTGCAGATCAAGAAGCACTACGTGCAGGTCTTGTAACTCCAGACGTTGATACTAAAGAGAAGACTGAGGCAGAAGTAAGGGAAGACCTTGAACGAAGTAAAGACGCTGAGTTCCCAGAACTAGAAGAGATGTTTATTAATTCAGAAGGTGGTGTATCCGCCTTTGGACACCAGCACAATCAACTATCTAAGAGATACACAAAGTATAAGAACTCCAAGCAGATGCAGAAGGACCGTGCCTCTGGTGCAAAAGTTAACCCACCTGAAGGATATAAGAGCTGGGATACCTTTAACGAGCATGTAGAAAAAGAACGAGATTACTTTAAGAAATTAAGTGATAGACGTGCTGCCTATAAAGAGAAACAGAAAAAATAATTAAGGATACTTATGAACGAAGAAGATGTAATCCCTACGGGTGATACGGTAGTAGACGCAGAGAATCAGGTACGTACCGCCGAGGTTGATAAAGACATTTGGGAAAATGATGATGTTGACCTAGAGTTTGATGATATGGGTTTTCAACCTGTAGCCACACCTTCGCAACCTATCGTAAAAGGACCTCAAGACTTAGACGCTTATGAGCTTGCTGAAAAGCAAGACGTTACAATGAAGCAGTTTGATAAGCTTGCAAAGGGTGATTATAACGAAGCCTTAGATGCTAGAGATAATACCCGGGTTCAACCTGAGTTTGAAAAGATACAAGCAGCTGAGTTTAGCGAACAGGCAGATAACGAAGTAAGTTATATGGCCGACATAGCTAGAGGTGTAGGTAGTGGGGTTCGTAATGCAGTTCAAGGTGTTATTAATACAGTAGCAGACTTAGCTGACTGGGCAACTGACTTAAGAGACCCAGACTTCTATAGCAACCTTGCTAAAGAATATGAACTACCTGAAGGCTGGGAAACTAGAACAGCTGTTGGTGGTATGGCAGAAACTGTTACACAATTTGTAGCAGGCTTTATACCAGCTATGAGGTTAATGAGAATTATCCAAAGAGGTAAAGCATTAACTGTAGGCCAACAAGCTGCAGCTAGGAAAATCCTAGGACCAACTACAGCCGGGGCTATAACAGACTTTACTGTATGGGACATTCAAGATAAACGTTTGATTGATATGGTAGAAGAACTAGGAGGTTCCGATACTGCTCAAGGCATGGAAGGCTATCTAAATGCAGAAGAAGGCGGTGAGCAATCTTACTTAGATGATATTGAAGAAGGATTAATTAAAGCACTTAAGTACGACAAGAACGATTCTAATATGATGAACCGTTTCCGTCAGGGTGCCGAGGGTGCACTGTTTGGTAAATTACTAGACGGCTTATTCTCAATGGCTAAGATGACTAAGAAAATGAAAACTACTGATAAAGGTAGAGGACAGTTACTAAAAGAACGTGATGACATCATAGCTAAGAAAGACAAAGCTACACCTCAAGAAATAGAAAGAGCTAAAGAGATTGATAATCATCTAGAGAAAAACTATGGTGAGGGTCAAAGTAAAGAGACTCATAAATCTTATAAAGACAGAATGCTAGGTGAAGGCAAGAAAGCTAAGCCTCGTGACCTTAAGATATCTAGTAAGACTAGAGCTAAGGTAAGAAAAGCTATAGAGACAAATAACGAGAAATCAATACCCGGTATCATTGCAGCATCGATTAAAAAGGACTGGAACAGCGCATCTCACGTAGATGACTGGGACGACCTTAACGATATGCTTACTGAGTTAGTAACAGCAAACAAAGAGATAACAGAAACAACAGCAGCTAGTATGAAAAGACAAGCAGCTAAGGCTCTTAAAGATGCTGACCAACTAAAAGAAATGGAAGACTACGTTGAAGGTAGTTATGACCAAGTAGCTTTAGAAGCTAAGGCCGGCATTATTAACCAACTAGCACAACAGGCCTCTATCGAGAACGCTAAGAAGCTTGCAGCAGGTACACTTACTAGAACTGAGTTTGCTACGCTTGAAGCAGAGAATATGATTAAACGAGCATACTTTGCAGAAGGTGGATCTAACTGGGGTAGACAAGGTGTTATCCGTAAGAAAATGCTTAGAGACGGAAGAGCTAATGCAGCTAAAGTTTGGAAGGATGCTAACAAGGCAGCTAAAATAGCTGAAAAGAATCAGCCACCTAAAGTAGGTGATAGAGTAAAACTAGGACCTGACCAGACTGGTAGAAGACCAGAAGGTATCGTAGAAGAAGTAAGTCAGGATGGACAAGTTAAAGTTAAAGTAGCTGAAGATAAATCAGTGCTTTCTAACTTTGATGAACTAGAGAAAGTAGCTAAGAAGGAAGTAGATGGACCAGAGATTGCTCTATCTAGAACAGGCGAAGATATTGTAGAGAAGTATCATATTGAAGATGATGCAGCTAGATTTATTGCTAACCTAGACCCTGAAGGTATCTATCCAACTGACATGTTAGATAGACTAAGTAGACCTAACTGGGGTGATGCAATGATTGAGTTATACGTTAACTCTATCCTATCAACTACCTCTCTTGGTGTTAACATCACATCTAACATTTTCATGATGTTTGCAAGAAGTATGGATACTTTTGCAGCCGGTGCAAATGGTAAAGACGCTACGTTAACTCAGGCGCTATATCAGGCCTATGGTCTATTCAACGGTTTCTCAGATTCATTAAGAATGATGTTTAAGCCAGCTAAAGAGCTAGGACCTCTCGACGCTAAACGTAATCCGTTAGTAGCAGCAGTAAGGTCTTATGGTGAAGACAAAGCTTTATTCTCTCGCTCTAGAGAGTTTGTAAACGAATTCACCCCTGAACAAAGTATTACATCTAAGAACTTAGGTTATCAGAACCCTACATCCACAATGGAAAAGATGATGAATACTATCATTGACGTAGGCGGTAAGGTAGTCCGAGGTCACCCCGGTGGCGTTCGTTCTATGATGGCAACTGACGAGATGTTTAAAGTGATGAACTATAGAGCTCACTTACATAAGACTGCAGCAGAAGCTGCGGAGAAAGCTGGGTACACCTTAGGTCAGCCAGAGTTTGGTAAGTTTGTATCAGACTTTGTAGATAAATCTTTTGCAGCACCTAAGATATCTAAAGGTTCAGATCCTACGATTTATCAGAAAGCGTCCGTATCCGCAATGGATATGTCTCACGAAATGACCTTTACATCCCCTTGGGCAAAACAGGGGTTCTTTGGTCAGGGTGAGAACATGGACAAGATGTATTCGTATATGAGAAGACAACCTTTGTTCTCTCTTATATTCCCGTTTGTTAGACAACCAACTAACAACTTATTATATGTAGCTAGAACTACTCCGGGCCTTAACTTACTCTCAGGTAAATTATCTAGAGCTATGCAAAAAGGTGGAGCAGAAGCAGAAATTGCTGAAGCACAAATTGGTGTAGCCTCATGGATATGGTCTGTACTAGGCCTATATGCTTTAGGTCAAGGTAATTTAACAACAGGTACAGCAACATCCGCTACGTCTACAGCAGCTAATGAGTTCAGAGATATGAACATTGGCGACTACAGTACTATGAATAAAGACGGTGATTTTATTAACTACCGTGGTGCAGAACCTTTCTCACCTAGGCTAGCAATAATGTCTACTATGTTAAATCATTGGTCCTCACTTATGGCCGAACACGGCGCACAGATGACGGACGATGAATTCTTAGAACATGCTGGTGGTATGGCTGCAGTAGGTGGTCTAGGTATCATGAAGCAGATGAAGGATATGTCTTCACTACAAGGTCTATCAAATATTATGAAAATGTTTGATGCTGAGAATCCAGCACCTTTACAGAACTTTATTGTAGGTATTATCTCACCAATGGCTGGTGCTATTAAATACTTCAATGAAAACTATAACGAAGATGATGACCCAAATGTAGATGGTATAGACGGCGGTTTAAATGAATTAATAGATATAGAGAATTATAAATCTAATCCAGATACATTCTTTGAACGCTGGTTAAACAGATATGGCGTTAATACAACTCCAGCTGTAAACATCTTTGGAGACTATAAAGCTAAAGCAACTCCAATGGAAATAGGTGACTTTACTGGTAACGACCCTCTGGGTGTACTAGGTAAGATACCTACAAACATTAGAAGAACTCCGGGCTTTAAGACAAAAGGTCAGAGAGAGATATTACGTCTTAAACAAGCAATGCCTGATAAAGCAGTACTAGGTACTATACCTAGGTCTATTGAAGGCGTTAAGTTATCTGCAGTAGAGAAACATAACTTAATGAAGTTCTTTAAACATACAACTCTAGACGGATTAACGTTTGAGCAACGAATGGTACAGAATATGAGTATGGGAACATACATAGAAGGTTCTAACGAATTCAAAGCTTTAATGATGAAGAAGTCTTGGGAACAGTATATGAAAGTTGCAAAGGCTTCCTTACTTGCTGACACAGAAAGGTACAGTAGAAACGGTAAAAACACTAAAGTTGTCCCGGGACTACTACCTTATAGACGTTCTAAGTCTTTATCTTATGCAGCATCTAGAAAGAAAGCTAGAGATGCTAAGAGACTTGTCGGTGACTTTGGAGAAGTGATAGACGTCAATGAATACTCTATGGATGTAGGTGAAGCTGTAAATGAAAGCGGAGACTACCTAGACGAGTTTTTTAACTAATAATTTAATAAAGGAAATATAAACATGGCAAACTCCTACGTAACCTATAACGGGGATGAAAGTACAACAACATATGCAGTAACGTTTCCGTACCTGTCACAGAATCATGTGTCAGTGTTATTGGACGGAGTTGCCACTACTGAATATGTATGGATGACTGCAAGCACAATACAACTAAATACCGCTTATACAGGCGTTATTAGTATTGTAAGAACAACTCCAACAACACCGTTAGTAGACTTTACTGACGGATCAGTATTAACAGAAGAACAACTAGATACAGCTACGGTTCAATCATTGTATGTAGCTGAGGAAACTCAGGATGCAGTAGACAGTTCACTTGGTAACGCACCGGGTGGAGATGAACTACCTGACGGAACTCCTGACCCAACTCCGGGTGATGGTGTTAACTGGAATGCTAAAGGTAAGAAAGTAATTAATTTAGCAGAAGGGACGAATCCTAATGACGCTATTAACAAAGCGCAGCTAGATGCAGCAGCACCTATTTTAACAGGTGAAGTTGAAAAAGCTAAAGCAGAAGCAGATAGAGCAGAAGCTGAAGCAGACAGAGCAGAAGAGATATCTAAAGACTTAGAAGCAGATATAGCTGGTGCAAATGATGCAGCAGATAATGCTAAGGCTTCTGAACTAGCAGCCAAAGCTTCTGAAGATAACGCTAAAGCGTCAGAGGTTGCAGCAGCTTCTTCTGAAAACGAAGCAGATTTATCTAAAGTCATAGCCGCAGGTTCGGAAGAAAGAGCTAAGACATCTGAAACAAACGCTAGAACCTCTGAAATTAATGCAGCAGGTTCAGCTTCAGATGCAGCTTTTGCAGCAGCGTCAACAGCAGATGATGTAGCAGATGTAAACGCAGCTGTAGATGTAGCTACAGACCAAGCAGCTATTGCAACCAATGCAGCAACTACAGCTACAGCATCTAAAACAGCAGCTAAGGCTTCTGAAGATGCAGCTAAAGCTTCTGAGCTAGCAGCTAAAGCTCATTCAGATAGTATTGATTATGATAGTACATTAGCCGTAGACTCTGCCGCAGCAGCTAAGGTATCCGAAGATAACGCTAAAGTGTCCGAAGATAACGCTAAGGTCTCCGAAGATAACGCTAAAGCGTCTGAACTATTAGCTAAAGGCTATGCTGATGATGCAGCAGATGGAATAGATGGTATCGAGGAAGCACCTGAAGATGGTAAACAATATGCTAGGAAAGATGCAGGATGGTCTGAAGTGGAAGCTAGTGAAGGCGGAGGTGGTCCTACACCTACACCTGAAGCATTAGTGTGGGAAGATAAAATATCTGAACGAACATATGATAAAGACTATACAAAT